TTGCGTAAGCGCGGTGTGGATCGGTGGTTTGTTGGCTCTAAATGCCATGCTGATGCCAGTGCCTTATTTAAATACCTAAAGTTTGAACAAGTAGAAATCTACTTCTCGAAATGGATCGGAGAATAATTATGGTCGCAGCAGCAGTTATCGGAAGTGCGGTCGTCGGTGGCATAGCGTCATCAAGTGCCACTAAGAGCGCAGCTAAGACAGCATCGGCAGCACAGACACAAGCCACTGAAGCGTCTGTTGAAGAGCAGCGCAGACAGTTTGATGAGATGAAAGCTCTACTCGAACCCTATGTCACTGCAGGTAGTCCTGCGCTGGCACAGATGGCGGGGTACGCTGACATCGGACCGAAGGCATTAGAGGCGCAAGCTAACCTGGCTGGCCTTAACGGACCCGAAGCTCAACAGGCTGCGATACAGAACATCGAGCAGTCAGAGCTGTACCAGGCGCAAGTGCGCCAGGGTGAAGAGGCATTGCTGCAGAACGCAGCAGCTACGGGTGGTCTGCGTGGTGGTAACTTGCAGGGTGCGCTCGCTCAGTACCGGCCCCAGATGTTGAGCCAAGAGATACAGAACACCTACGACCGTCTGGGTGGCTTCGCCAACTTCGGTGCCGGTATGACCCAGAATCTGGCTAAACTCGGTCAGGCATCAGCAGCCGGTCAAGCAGCGCAGGGTATGGAGATGGCCTCCAACATCGGCAACCTGAACATGGCTGCTGGCGATGCGAGAGCGCAAGCTGCGCTGATGTCAGGACAGGCGAACGCCAATATGTGGGGTAATGTCGCTGGCTCTGTTGGTCAGCTCGGTGTACTAGGAATGATGGGCTACGGTCCATTCGCTTAAGGAGTTAAATCATGCCAGTTAATTATTCAAATTTCCTACCCACAGCCGACCCATTGAACATGGCGATGAAGGGTGTCGAGCTGGGTAATGTCATGCTCCAGGCCGATGCTAACAAGCTGAAAAAAGAGCAGTACGAATATGCACTGGCGCAGCGCAATGCGTTCAATGCTGATGTGGCCTCGCTCGGTGATAACCCAACACCTGATCAGTATTCTGCGCTGATGCGTAAATACCCACAGATGGCTGAGACGCTCAAGACCAACTACGACATCCTCAGCTCTGAGCAGCAACAGTACAAGCTGTCGAACGCGACTAAGATCTACGCGGCACTGAGCAGTGGTCAAAACGATGTCGCACTGCAGATGCTCGAAGAGCAACAGCTCGCTGCTGAGAATGCGGGTAACAAGCAGATGGCCGATGAAGCTAAAGCTCTCGCTATGCTGGTGCAAAACAACCCTCAAGCAGCCAGGCTCACTGCTGGCCTATTTCTATCGACCACTGCCGGTCCAGATAAGTTCGCTGAGACTTGGCAGAAGATCAACCAGTCTCGCATCGATACGGACCTGGCTAAACCTCAACTGGATAAGGCGAAAGCTGAAGCAGCTACAGCAGCAATCGATGCTCGCTTCGCTGAATTGAAACCAGCGATGGACGCTGCTGCAGCCGGTCTCGATATTAGCTTCATGATCGCAGATCCGAACCTGAAGAAGCTCAACACTGCGCTGGCTGTTAAGAATAAAGAGATCCAGAAGCTCGAAGCTCAGAACAGACAGAACGAAGCTGAGACGCTCAGGCTGCAAGTCGCAGAGCTACGCTTCAAGCAAGACCAAGCAGCTCAGGAGCTGTTGGATAACGCACAGAGCGACTTGAGCAAATCCACCGATGCTGTCGCGGCAATCGAAGATGTCATCAACCTGGGTAATGTCGATGTAGGCTTTGGACGCACAGCGATCGATGCAGCGACCGGATCACTCGAAGGTATTCAACCTGCCTTCGGTGCGAATGAGGATGTCGCCAACTTCATCAATGCGCTTGATACTGTTCAGGCGCAGGTGTTCATGGATGGTGTGGCTGCGATGCGAGGCCTGGGTGCCTTGACCGGCCCTGAAGGTGAGCGCATCGAGCGATTGCTTGGTAGCTTGGATCGCACTCAGAGCAGTGATCGCTTGATGGGTACTCTGGAGAACATACTGGAGATCTTCAAGCGTGGTCAGACTAAACTAGAATCTAAGTACGGCAACTATCAGCAAGCGGTAGAGGCGTACAACCAATCGAGAGCAACTGGCGCACAGGCGCAAGGTGTGGATGTTAGAGCACAAGCTGACGCAATCCTGCGAGGTGAATAATGGCTACGGCAGATGACTACGCAAAATGGCTTGTTGATAACGTAGACAAGAAAGGTACACCTCAGTTCGATACAGTCGCTCAGGCGTATGAGATGGCCAAGCAGGAGGAGGCTGCTGGGCCGGTTGAACCTGCGGGTGCGGCTCTACCTGAAGGTCCACAACCGATCGAGATGGCCGAACCGACACCGACCGAACCGACTGGACCACAGATGTACCCAGGTCAGGTGTATGACCCATCCTCGGACATCCCTCAACTGGATGCTCAAGGTAATCTAATCACACCCCCTGGTCAGGGTGCGCCAGACTATACGCTTGGTGAGATTAACGAAGGTGTGCGTGAGACTGGTCTCGCGCTCGCTACAGGTGCCACTGGCGGTACGGCTGGTATGATCTACGGCACTCTGACTCAGCTCGCTAAAGAGATCGCTGATGGTAAGTACGGCACTCAAGAAGCGGCTAACCGTGTGGCTAACGAAGCTGCGCGTGTTGCCAAGATGCTGACGTATGAACCCAAGACCCCTGCCGGTCAGGAGTACACTAGAGAGACTGCTGAGACACTAGAATCAGTCGCAGCACCTCTGGCTGGTCTGACTGGTGAGCTGCAGATGTTGAGCCAAGCGACTCGCCAGGCCACACAAGCAGCTCCGATACTTAGACAACAACCCCCTGGTGCGATGGCACCAGGCGCTGCTGGTGATGGTACCGTCATCGGGGGTGCGATCGAAGCAGCTCAGAATGTCGGCAGTCGTGTGCGCAAAGGTGCTCAAGGTGCGGCTGAAGGTTTCAATGCTCGCAGACAGCAGATCGCTCGCACCATTACTGAAGAGCCATACAACACCGAGGTGGTGGAGTATCGCTTGCAGAACGGTCGCCCGATCACTGACAACGAAGCGACTGAAGCTCTACGCCAGGGATGGGAACCTGCCGAGGTCGCTACGATCAAGGCGATGACACCCAAAGATAAGCTGGCAGCTCAGAAGATGATCAAGATCTATGAGACCAGTAAGACCGATGCGCGAGCTGGCGCTCTGGACCGTCCTGCGCAGGTGCTAGGTGAGTCTGTGACCGATCGTATTAGCTTCGTCAACGATACGCGCAAGAAGGCTGGTAAAGACCTGGAAGCGATCGCCAAGAACGATCTGAAGGGTGCTCAGGTGAATTATCAGCCAGCGATCGATAAGTTCTTAGCGAACCTCGATGAGCTGGGTGTGAAGGTCGAGCTGGACCTGGAGACAGGTATCGCGAAGTCTGACCTGCGTAATTCTGACATACAGGGTGATCGCCAGGCCAAGCGCATTATCGATGCTGTACTTCAACGTCTGAGCGATGTTGAGCCACCGGACGCTTACGGTCTTCATACTGCGAAGCGATTCATCGATACGCAGGTCGGATGGGGTAAGCAGACGCTGGGCAACCCACTGACGGATCAAGCTGCGCGTGTGCTTAAAGACTTGCGCACCGATCTCAACACTGTGCTGGGCGATGAGTTCCCACAGTACCGAGAAGTGAACCAGGTATATAGCGCAACGAAAACGGCACTGGATGACCTGCAGAAAGCGGCTAAAGTTAAGGTCGATCTCGATAGTCCACAGGCGAACGAAGCGTATGGTACATCGATGCGTCGAATTCTTAGCAACTATGCAACACGCGCACAGATCATCGAGGCGCTTGATCAGCTTGAATCGGTCGCTATTCAGAACGGTCTGAAGATCAATGACGATCTAATCAACCAACTGATTTTTGTGAACGCAATGGATCGTATGTTTGGCGCACCTGGTGCGATGTCGTTCAAAGGTCAGATCGAACAAGCGATCAGACCTGGACTGGAAGCTGCACAGAGAAGAGATGTCGCTGGACTAGCGATGTCGCTCGCAGAGAAGGCTTACGAACGCGCACAGGGAATTAATGAACCTAATGCTCTGGAGGCAGTTAAAACTCTACTGAAGCGAAAGGAATCTAAACCTAATAATAAATAGGAGGCAGCAATGTCTGTCGGTACTAATATGCCACTTGAACGATTGGATCGAATAGAGGCCAAGCTCGATAAACTATCTGATGCGGTGGTGGCTATTGCTAGGACCGAAGAGCAGCTTACTACTATATTTTCTAAGCACCAGGCACTGGAGACGAAGGTCGATGGTCAGTCAGTGGAGATTGGTAAACTGCGCGATAAAGCGCATACCTTATCTAACAAAGTCGTTATTGCTGAGACGTTCCATATGGAACTCAAAGACATGGACAAGGATCTGGAGAAGGTCAAGCTAGATACGCATGACAATACCCTGGTCATTGCTCGCATTGAAAAGGTGAGCTGGGCGATGTTCACAACATTGCTCGGCATTGTCGGATTTTTAATCAAAGAATATTTGTTGAGGTAGGTATGTTCTCCGGAATTGCGACGTTTTTTGCGGGGCTATTTAGCTCTACCAAGATGCAAGACACTGCTATTGATGCCGTGAGGAAGCTGGGTGGCCTTGATGAAATGTCAGCTAAGGAGAAGTCTGAGTTCATTCTGCAATACATGGATCGCACTAAGCACCAGTCAGAAGTTAGACGCTTTATTGCTCTGGTGCTGGTTATTCTCTATAGCCTTATCGCTACTGTTTGGCTCATTAGCGGTGGTGTGGGGTATCTGGCGAGCTATACGCCTGCTCTTGAGTACGCTGGGTCTGTGAAAATCTTCTTAGAGTCAGTCGTAGTGCAGCCGTTCAATATCATTCTTAGCTTCTACTTCGTAATGAACATAGCGGGGAAACTGAAGTCATGATTAGCTCAGAGTTATTAGCGCAGCTTAAGAGGCATGAAGGCTTTCGCAGCTACCCTTACTTGTGTACGTCTGGGAAACTGTCTGTCGGCTACGGTCGCAACCTAGAAGATGTGGGGGTTACTCATGCTGAAGCTGAGTACTTGTTAAAGAATGATGTGTACGCAGCAATCAGAGAGCTAGATAAGTACCCTTGGGCGGCAGAGTTAGATCAAGTGCGCTTCGATGCGATGGTCAACTTTATGTTCAACGTAGGCGCTAATACGTTCGCTAAGTTTAAGAAGATGATCGCAGCTATGGAAGCTCAAGACTACGGTAGAGCCAGCATGGAGATTTTGGATAGTCGCTACGCAAAGCAGGTAGGACAGCGAGCACAGGATGTGTCTTATATGATCGAAGTTGGCGAGTATCCGCCAGGAGGTCTATAACTTAGTTGAGGTCAGTCTTAGCCTCTTCTTTGATTGAGAACCTTGCCCGCTATTTGCACCAATAGCGGGCTTTTTTATGTTAGGTGGCATGGATAGTGCTTGATGCTAGGGGCAGCAGCGAGAGCCTTCCCCGCATCTACTTTAGTGCTTTCACAGGTGCGGGGTTTTTTGCTCTGTCATAGATTTAAGAGCCATCTCATACGCGTAGATTTTCCCGCGCATCTCTAGCGCCAGCGAGCGTAGGTGGGCCAGCTCTCTAAGGTCGTCTTCAAACTTCATCTGTTCTTCGAGGTGGTCTAAATCTAGCTTGAGGTGGGAGATGACTTGGTAGTATCGTTCTCGGAGCATCCTTTCTTCCCTTCGATTAAGACAGACTGCTCCCCATCCTTTAGGGACCACTGAGTGTATCGCTTACATTTGTTACACAGAACCATATCGACAGACGATAGGCGAACGATTTCCTTACTCTTACAAAAACGGCAATGCAAAGTTGCTGACCCCTTTAAGTGACTGCGTTTAAGTATACGCCATTCTGACTTGGATCACTTAGGCTGATCAGCTCTTGCAGTATAGCTCAGTTCCAGACCCCTAGCTTACCGAATAGTTCACCTGCTTCCTTCTCAGAGAAAGTCTTACCTGTAGGTGACGCGACCCATGCGACACCACAGCGGTGGTGGTCAGGCACCTGCTTCATCAGCTCTAGGTGGTGAGCTTCGAGCACAGGCGCTAAGTCTTTCTGGTAGAAGCGTGAGGGTGTCGTAACCTCTACAGACTTCATGTACTCCTCACCAAGTTGATTGCGTCCGAATACTGCCAGGTAAGCTGACCACTTATGTGGCATATTGGCACAGCTCACCAACAGGTCATTGGCCTTCACGATCTGCTCGCGCTTAACGTCTATGAAGTGGCACCCTTCCCAGCTATCGAGATACGCGATCACTATGTCACGCAGGTGGTGCTCGGCAAACTGGGTGAAGTGCTTGGATTTATTATATTTCTTGCGCACCTTAGCCATTGTTACACCTCAAACCCTTTGATCTTAAGAAACACCAGTGCTGCTGCTTTGGTCGGTGTATCGGCTATAGCGATACTGCTACCGCAAAACGCTTCCCATCCTCTTGGTACTGGGCGTATACCTATTTTTTCACGCTCTATTATGGGGCCGATGTCGTACCAGCCTTCAGTGAACGAGACCATATTCTGCTCAACCCACAGCTTAATATTGCGAGTTTCAGGGTACTCAATCTTAGCTATCGCTAAATCAATCTCGCGATCATCCATTACCATAACCCCACTAATTTATGCGCCTGCGGCTTGTCGTCGTAGGTGCTTTTCTTAACGTGTATCTGCTTCTGCTTGGTTCCTTTGCGCATCGCATTACGCTTCTTGTGTCGCTCATTCGGGCAGTAGCCTAAACGCTCCATCCATCGCCTGAAGGATCGCTCGCCTATACCGTACTTCTTAGCCAGGTCGGTGGCGTTGTTCTCTAGATCCTCGATATCGGCAATGATCTCTTCTCTGCGCTTAATGAATATCTGCTCGATCTCGTGTTGGCGCTTGGCTGTTCTGGCGTTTTGTGTGGGTGGCTTCAGCATAGAGTTCATCCATTATTTTTTGGTAGTGAGTTATTTGGTTCTGTGCCAGCTTCCTTGCTGGCCTGCTGTAGTGCTTTATCTCAAGCCATTTGTTGAAGTGGTAGACAGCGCGTATGACTTCGATAATGTAGTCAGGAGAGTAGTGCGGAAAGTGCCTGCATGTTGCGACTACAGTTTCACCGTAGTTATCGCGCTGGGCGATTCCCGCGACATAATTCACAACCTACTTGTCTCTCATACATCCTCCTCTATGTTCAACCCCGCGTTTCTTAGTCGTTCAAAGAGTGATTCTTTACGCTCGGTAACAGCTCTAAGAGCGGCTGTATGGGCGATCTCTGCGATCCACTTGCTGTGCGTCTGTCCTTTAAGGAAACGATTACAGTCATCTATTAGGGACAGTACGCCTTCGAGTTCATTCTTCGTCATACGGTACCTCCTGGTCTTCGTCTACCAAGATTAAGATAAGGTCTGCTGTCTTCTCATCGATTACGAAGGTCGTCACACCATTCTCTACGTGCCACTGTCCGTTGTCACAGAACAGGTCGATGGCCTCGCGAAAACGCATCATCATCTCGTATTCGCGTTCAGTTAATTTCATCATCCTATACACCCTTCTAAGTAACTCGCGAGCAGTATGAAGCCTAAGACGACCGTTCCTGCGTACCAGATGCTGTCAGTCATAACTCAAACCTCATACGCTTAGGTTCAATAAACTCAGGTATGTTTGGAGCTGCGTGTTCTAGCTTAATTAGCGCCAGCTCCCACAAGCCTTCTGGCATAGTGCGCTCGCCTAATTCCCATGAGTAAACAGCGCGTGGGGTGCTGTAGACCAGCCTGGCAAACTGGTCACGGTTTAAGTCGTGCTTCTCGCGAAGTTTGCGGATGTTCTCGGGTGTTTTCATGTCTGTATCTCCGTGTTGGTATGATGTAAATATATCTAATCACCCACTATGTGTCAACACAAAATGTAAATTAATTTTCAAATCCCATCATATTTTTTCCCTGTACTTTTTAACAGCAGCTAAGAGAATGTCTTGGGCAGACTTCTTACCGGCCACAGCTTTGACGATCTCATCATCGATCGTACTGTCAGCGCAGATTGTGTGAACGTAGACATGATCTTTTTGACCCTGGCGATGAAGTCGTGCGTCAAACTGCAGCTTCATCTCATTGGACCAGGTAGGTGAGTACCAGATGATCCTGCGACCACCATCCTGCAGGTTCAATCCATGCGCAGCAGACGCTGGATGTGCGAGTAGCATTTTGATCTCGCCTCGATTCCAGCGTCCGATAACGTCTGGATCTTTGATGCTAACAGCGTGAGGATAGATCGCTTTAATGCGTTCATATTCATGACGGTAGCTATACGCCACCAGCAAATTTTCACCTTCAGCCTGATCCACCAGACTCTGCAGTGCATCCAATTTAGCGTTATGGTAGATCTCATATTCCTTATCATCTCGGTACACAGCTCCACTGGCTAATTGTTGTAATTTACCCACCAGGACCGCAGCGTTTACGGCCGTGATGTCACTGTCCTGCAGCTCCAGCAGGAAGTCTTTACTGAGCTGCTCGTATTCATTCCTCACCTTGGGTGGCAGGTACACTCGCTCAGTCAGGTCCACTCGATCAGGCAGACCATCGTATCGCTCAACCACCACTGCCAGCTCTGCGATCTTATCGCGTATCTTCTTACCGGCACCTGGCTTCAGCTCCCACTTGAACCCCATGTAGTCCGAGTTAAAGTACCGGTTTCTGAAGTTATAGAACGCAGTACCTAGTCGCTTACCACCATCGAGTAAGAACATCTGGCTCCAGGCTTCCATCAGACTGTTGGGGGTGGGTGTCGCTGTCATCAGCACCCAGCGCGAGATTGGTTTCTTTGTGCGCAGCTTCTTCAGTGCCTTGAACCGTTTTGAGCTGGCGCTCTTGAAGGCGCTCGACTCATCGATCACCACCATGTCGAAATTGAGCTTGGACCACATCTTATCGATCAGCCAGGTCACGTTCTCCTGGTTGATGATGACGATTCGGGCGCTACCTTCAACGGCTGCTGTGCGCTGCTTAGGGGTACCCACAGCCACAGCGTAGGTGTACTTAGCGAAGTTATCCCACTTCTTAATCTCATCGGGCCAGGTGTGCTTCGCTACGCGCAGCGGTGCAATGATCAACACGCGATTAGGTTTGACCTGCTTCAAGCTCTGCAGCAGCGCAGAGGTCTTCCCTGCGCCCATCTGGGCCAGTACGAACGCTGATGTGTTACCAGCTACATGATCGATGATATCCTGCTGGTATGGTCTTGGTGTGAATTTCATAGGCCCAGTCTCTTCAGTTTGTCGTATGCGATGTCGATATATTTCTGGATGTCTAAGTCAGCCGGTATGGTGTCCGTAAGGTCCATCAGCGGTACAGCACCATCACTGCCAGCGACCTTGTTGCCATTGGCGTAGCGGATCGGATGGCCTTCTGTGCTGTAGTACCAGCGCACCACCTTACCGATGTTCTGCTTGTTCCAGTAACCACCCCCTCTGACACCTCGCATGACCAGGAAGTCTCGGATGTCAGTCGCGTTCTGGATGTAACGATCAATGGGGGTGCCATGTGTAAGTCGCGCAACGATCGCATCGTTACACACCTGGGCCGAGTATCCTTTGCGGATCGATCCAGACTCGTACAACCCTTTAGTCTTCGCGCTACCATCAGGTTTCAGTGCCACATAGCTGTTCACTGACTCGCTATACATCGCTTTATAGGGTGTCCACTCTAGGATGTAGGTGGTCGCTTTCGACCACTCATGGCACCGATACTCAACCTCAACCTCAAGATCCGCGTACATCAGGATCACAACGCCATCGGTGTTCGCTGAGACAACCTGTGCGCCCACCAGACTGAGACGCTCGATCAGCATGAGCAGTGCCAACTGACCGGTGATGGTCGTCTGTATGAGCAGCTCAGGCGAATACAAGAAGCTATACTTGCTGCCAAACTTTCCGTATGACGAGTTCAGTACAATCTTCAGGGTATCTGCTGTTGTCTTGTCACCTGTACGCTTCGCTGCCATGCGCTTATCGAAGATCATGCGGTACACTTCCAGGAAACCATCACCGAGGTGCTCAGGGTACAGACCCTGGCCCAAAATGATCGATGGGTACATCGAGGCCACATCGTATTCGCCTAGCAGTAGATCTTCGTTTGGCTCGATGACCTGGCGCTTCTCTTGCGAGTGCAGGCCACCGATGCCGAGCTTGTACTTAGCGCCATTAAACTCGATGACCAGGTTCTTGATCGCATCAGGTAGCTCGACGTTACCGGTGTCTTTGACAGTGAACGTACATTCTCTGACGGTCTCTAAGACATCCTGAAGCTGCTTAGTCTCAAACTCGATGAAGTCTGGCACCTTGTACTTGAATGGCTCCACAGCGGCAGTACGCTTCGATACATCGTACCCATGTTCTTCCATGTAGTGACGGATGATCGCTTCAGCGATCTGTGGATCTGACTTGCTGCGCAGGTCCATACCGTATTCTTTGCTCATGTCAGAGCGCAGGACCAGCTCGCCATGCAAGGTGTGGTAGATATCCCAGGTGACCATCACATCGTTCTTACAATAGTCTTCGAGTACCACAGCATCCTGTTCGCTGATGCTGGCGCTCGGATCAATAGGTAGATCCTGCAGCTTTTTGGAATGGATGCGACAGCCATAGGTCTTGAGTGATGACTTCAAAGGTGTCACCCCTATCAGATCGATATGACCCATATCGACTCGCTTAATGCGCAGCGATGGGAAGTGATCCGATAGCTGCCAGCGAGGTAGATTCTTAAGGATGATCGCATCTGATAATTCTTTGAGCTTCGCATTGGACCAACCTGCCAGGAATGCAGATAACACCGGCAGATCATAGTTATCGCCATTGAAGCTGATTAGTGGGTTCTTACGCAGGATAGCTTCGACCACTTGCTTACTGCCGGTCAGCTTATCGTTATGCAGCTTGATGCTGTAGGTGGTACCGTCTTCGGACGCGAAGACAGCGAGGAAATAGTTTTTGTAGCACTCGATGTCGAATGCGACTGGGATCAGTTTCTGGGACACGTTCCCTACTCCTGTTAAAAAAGGGTGCGACTAGCGCACCCCTGTTAGCTATTTATGCAAATGGAGAGTCATCGTCATCGAAGTCATCGGTGACAGACGCAGATGAAGCCTCATCCAGTACGTCGAAGTCGCTCAGGGAGTCACCTGAACTAGCCACAAACGATTCACCATCGCGCACAAATTGTATCGCGTTCAAAGAACAACCGACACGTTTACCGTACTGACCATCGTATGAGTACACTTCGAGCGATGCGTTCACATAGCAGCCAGGGTAGATCAGATCGTCTTCCTCAGTCACCGGACGCTTCTGGCGATCGATCACAGTCGGACGGTATTTAGTGTTAGCTTTGATTGCCCACATTCCTGCGTAGCCATCATACTCCTGCTGATCACCATCCTTCAGGCAGTATTCAACCTTCTTAGGGATCGGTTTGCCGAACGCTTGTTCAGCCACTTCTGTGATCATCTTCGGTAGTGCTTTACCGGCATCGGTGGTTTTATCCACCAGGAATGACGCAACGTATTTGCCTGTGTCGTTACCTTTGTACGTTTCAGTCTGCCACAGTGAAGGGAAGCTCAGTCTCACGTTCTGTAGTACCAGTTTCTTGCGAATATTATCAGCCATTTTTCGTTTCCTCAGTTTAACGTATCGAAATCATCAGTAGCGACAGGCAGTGCTGGGCGCTTATCTGATTCATGTACCAGGACAGGTTTGCCTGGTGGTTTCTCGGTGATCTTCAGCTCTTCGAGCTGCTTCTTACCCAGAATCTTTTCTGCTGCAGTGATGCCGATCAGCTTCTTATCGAACGCTGCATCGCCCATCAACTTCACCAGCTTGGTCTCAGCGTCACCATTCCATTTGCGAATGGATCGACCTTCAACCATCTTAAATCCTTCAAATCCCTGACCATGCTCCAAGCGCGAGAAGATGTGCGACTCGATCGCTTTCAGCCAGGACTCGATTAAACTCTTGTGCTCCAACACCAGACGGATCTGGTCGTCGCTCATGTTCTCCACCGATGGCAGCATCTCGAAGTCGCCACCCACCAGCTCAAGGTTCTTCTGGTAGAGCGCAGGACAGGTCGCTTTACCCTTACACCACTGACAGGCTTTCTCTGATGGGTTCAGCGGTGCGTCATCTTCCAAGCACAGCTCCGCAGCGCGAGCGACTTTACCGCCATACACCAGCAGGTCATCAACCGAGATGGACCAGGTGCGAGAGCCACCAGCGCGAGGCTGGAATATGTGCAGCACCACTTCTTTGATCTCGATCTTCTTGGCCAGCAGCTTATTCACAGCACCCAGGCCATAGATCATCAACTGTGGATTGTTCTCAGCTTCGACCACACCCATACCGTACTTCAGATCGATAACGTGAAGGTCAGTACCTTTGATCACCAGCGCATCGGCTGTACCGAACGCGCCAGGAATGTAGTCGTTCAGATCGAGGGATTGCTCGACATAGATGCGCTCGCCATCGGCAATACCGCGAACGTAAATCGCATAGTTATTGATGTGGTCGCGCATATCGTCAGGGAAGCCATCAACGTCATAGGCATCGACGTTCTCACTCAGGCAGATCTCGCCCAGGGTGTGAGCGTGTGTGCCTTCAGCGGCATAGCTCGAACCGTAGTCAGGCATCTCTAAGGTGTATTCAACTGAACCAGGACATGACATCCAGCGAGTCGCTGCAGATGGTCCCATTGGGTGGTGGCCAGTGTCCCTGGCGATTTTGATGAGGTCTTCGACGTTCATACCGTTTCTCCGTTGCGCGTTTATCTGTTGACAATACTATAAATCGCAAACTACCCTGTCAACCGTTCTTGAAAAAATATTTTACGGAGGTGTATCACCATGACGACTCAAGAGGCTATCGAATACTACGGTGGTCCTAAATATTTGGCCAACGCTTTGGACATATATCCACAGGCGATCTATGCATGGGGAGAACGACCACCGAAGGCTAAACAATTCGAGCTGTATGTGATTAGCGGCAGGAAGCTGAAGATCGATGAGAGATACTACCAGGAGACAACGGATGCCCAAGAATAATATAAAGCACCCACATGGATTTGGACTCGCACCTAAATTTGAGAACATCCCAGAGTTACTGCGCGATGGTCCCTGGTGCGTCTGGAAGGCTAGACCGAAGGGTAACGGCAAGTACGACAAGATACCCTTCAACGGCATCAACACGATCAAGACCACTGAGCCAGACACCTGGCTGACGTTCGATCAGGCCCAGCAGCTCTACCTCGGTGGCGGCTTCAACGGTGTCGGCCGACTGGCGACCAAGGATGGTCTGGCGTTCATCGACATCGATGACTCAAACAAACTACCGGATGAGCTGAAGGCGCTGGGTGAGACCTACGTCGAGCGTTCACCCTCTGGTAACGGTATGCGACTGGTCTACCAGGTCGATACACCACCGGCCAAAGATCTCAAAGAACCCTATGAGGTGTATTCCGGTAACAGTGCTCGCTTCCTGACCATCACCGGCAACACGATGGGAAAGCTGCACCAGATCGCTCGCAAGAACGGACAACTGGCTGAGATCGTAGAGCAGTACAGTCAGCCCATCCAGCCATCGCCAGAGCAAGAGATCGATGATGTCTTCAGTGGTCACATCGTCTCTAACACCCCGATCGAAGAGATACGCGAGCTGCTGTCGTACATACCTGCAGACAACGAACAGATGTGGATCGATGTCAGCATGGCGCTCAACACTCACTTCCACGGTTCTACTGATGGTTTCGAGCTGTGGGACCAATGGTCGCAACGCTCGGAGAAGTACGATGGACTGCGCGATATGCGCCATGAGTGGGATCGGTTCACCAACACCGAACGCACCACCAAGTACAACCTGGGATCGATCGCGAAGTGGGCCAAGCGATACGGTGCTGACCTGTCAGCCATCGCCAAGAAGCATAAGCGTACTAAAGACATTCCCACCGAGTACGACTCTGATGAGTACCAAGATGAAGTCGCTGCGACATCGATACCCAATGCGCTGTTTGTCCCACTGACAGATGCGTATCAAAACGCCAGTCATACAGTGCGCTGGACCATTGAAGGGTATGTGGAACAGGCAGCGGTGGTGAACTATTACGGTGAGTCTGGCGTGGGTAAATCCTTCGGTGCGATCGATATAGCTTTATCGGTAGCGACTGGCGACAAGTGGCTCGGTATGCGAACCAAGAAAGGCCAGGTGCTATACATCGCAGGTGAAGGCCATAATGGTGTGAACCGTCGAGCCTATGCGTGGCGCTCAGAGCGTAACTTCCCCGATGCGTCTAACTTCATTATGACCAATCGAGCGATCAACTTATCAATGGATAAGGAGCGCAAGACACTGGAAGCGTACCTGGACAAACTCGATGACCCACAGCTAGTGGTCGTGGACACCTGGGGCCGCGCAACGGCCGGTATTAATGAGAACAGCTCAGAAGAAGTGCAGCCCATCATCGAATACCTGACGCATATATCGCGCAAGTACGATTGCACCATCATGGTCGTACATCACACCCCAAAACATACCACCGACAGCTCTGCTGGCTCCAAAAACATCAAGGCATCTATGGATGTTGAGATCGCAATGGTGCGCAGAGATGGCATCAATGGCGTGGTGATGGAGTGTCGCAAGATGAAGGAAGGCCCACAGTTTGAGCCAGTGGTGTTTGAATTCGTACAGATCCAACTGCCATCAAACTACGATGATGAGTACGGCAATGTGACCTATTCAGCCATCCTACGAGCGTCAGCTAATTCCCAGGATCAGCTCGATAGCGCCAAGATGAAGCTATCTCGCAACGGCAAATTGCTGATGGATACCATCCGTTATTTTATGGATAACGACCCCACAGCGCATCGAGCTGTTCCCCCTGAAGCGACCATCGAGTTCCCATTCGCAACGTGTGGAGTGGCTATCGATGTGGATCGAGTCAGGGATAAATTTGAACGCGATCACCCTCGAAGGGACAACCAAAGTACAGTCAGAGGAGCTTGGACTGCAGGCTGTTCTAACATACGAGAACGTCATCATGCGCAGATATGTGATGGCGTTTTTGTGGTTAGAGTGTGATGAAAATTGAGCGTCCGTTTGTCCGTTTTTTGAAAAACGGACGCAAACGGACAAACGGACGCTGGTTAAAAAATGATCAAAAAGCGTCCGTTTTTCGCTTTTTTTGGGGGTGTCCGTTTTTTCTTGAGCTAAAAAACGGACGGAAACGGACGCTAGAGGTAAGTCTTTGTTTTATAAAGAAATTAGTGTCCGTTTTACGTTTGTTTGCGTCCGTTTGGCGTAATGTGAAGTGCGTCCGTCCTGTCCGTTTTATATAGGGACTATATAAAACGGACACACGCACAAACGCGGACAAAAAATTTAAGGACAAAAAACGGACGGACGCTAGGTGGTAGAGGATGCGAGAACGAGACATTGAACGACACCTTGTACGTGTTGTGGAGGCTGCCGGTGGACGCTGCTGGAAGTGGACCGGACAAAGAGGTGTGCCTGACCGTATTGTGATGCTGCCTGGTGGTCTTACGCTGTTTGTTGAGGTGAAGACGAAGGGTGGGAAGATTAGTCCGTTACAGCGGCACACGATCGGTGTGATGCGATCGCTCGATCAGATGGTGTTTGTCGTGTGGTCGAAAGAGGATGTGAATCAGATGATGAGAGATGTGTGGGAGTTACTATGAGTGAGGCGAACAAAAAGCAAGTCGGTGGAAGTCACTACAAGGACCAATCGATACAACCGTGGGATGTGGTCGATACCTGGCCGTTAGAGCAGCGCATTGGGTATTACCGTGGTAATGCGCTCAAATACCTTCTCAGGATGGGTTCTAAGGATGAAACGGTGCAAGAGGTAGGTAAGGCTATACATTATCTGGAAAAGCTCTCAGAAGTGCTTACAGAGCGTTCTACGAATACTCGGCAGAATGCGCTTGATCCGAACTACAACAGCTTGAGGGTATCGAAGTGAGTGGGAAAGGAAGTGCGCCAAGACCGTTGAGTGTTGATAGGAAGACATTCGACGAAAACTTCACTAGAATATTTGGTAACCCTGTAACAGAACCAGGAGCAAAAAGCAATGACAGCAAAGCCGAAGAACAAGGGTGGTCGCCCGACGAAGTTCAACGACCAACTGGCAGGTAAGATCTTAGGGCGAATCGCTGTAGGTGAGTCGGTCAGAAGTATTTGCGCTGATCCAGCGATGCCTTCAGCCGATACGATCTATCGATGGATAGGCGAGAAGCCTGAGTTTTCGGAGCGCTACGCGCGAGCGAAGGAAGATTCAGCCGACTCGCTGATCGAAGCTATGTTCGGTGCAGCGTATGACGAAGAGACCGATGTGCAGCGACTGAAGCTGCGTGTTGATACGACGAAGTGGTACCTGTCGAAGATCAAACCGAAGAAGTATGGCGATCGCACTATCCATGCCGGTGATGAGAGCGCACCCATCGCAGTAACTGAGGTGAAGCGTGTCATTATCGACTCTTGAGATCCCTACGCCCAGGTGGGCGCTTCCGTTACTTCAACCTGCTCGCTACCTGGGAGCCTATGGTGGTCGAGGTAGCGGGAAGTCACATTTTTTCGCTGAGATGATCATCGAAGCTCATGTCATGGACCAGAACCGCAAGACGGTCTGTATTCGAGAAGTGCAGAAGTCGATCAAGATGTCGGTGAAGGCGCTACTGGAGCAGAAGATCGAGAAGCTGGGTGTCGGAGCGTACTTCGATGTCCAAGAGTCTCAGATCAAATCTAAGCGCGGTGATGGCATTATCATCTTCGCAGGTATGCAGAACCATACAGCCGACTCGATCAAGTCGCTGGAAGGCTTCGACTGTGCCTGGGTGGAGGAAGCGCAGTCACTCAGCCAACGGTCCATCGACCTGCTGCGTCCGACTATCCGTAAGCCAGACAGCTCTCTGATGTTCACATGGAACCCCTACCTGGCGAGTGATCCGGTTGACGTTTTGCTGCGTGGCGATAACCCACCCCCAGACTCGACGATTCTCCAGGCGAACTACATGGACAACCCCTGGTTGCCTGATGTCCTGCGCGATGAGATGGAGTACGACAAGGCGAGAGACCCAGACAAGTATGCCCATGTCTGGCTCGGTGAGTACGTCAAGAACACCAACAGCCGAGTGTTCCACAACTGGCGCATCGAAGAGTTCGAGACGGACCCTGCAGCGATGTTCCGTCTCGGTGCCGACTTTGGCTTTTCGGTAGATCCGACTACACTCATCAGATGCTACGTCGAAGGTCGGACGCTGTACGTCGATTACGAAGCGTACCAGGTCGGCTGTGAGATCCTCGATACACCGGATCTGTTCTTCACGGTCCCTGACGCTGAGAAGTGGCCGATCATCGCTGACTCAGCGAGACCCGAGACGATCAGTCACCTTCGCAAGCATGGCTTTCCGAAGATCCAGCCAGCAGTGAAGGGTAAGAACAGCGTCAACGAAGGTGTCGAGTTCATCAAGACCTACGACATCGTGGTCCATCCGAGGTGTAAGCACCTGATCGATGAGCTGACGCTGTATAGCTACAAGGTGGACCCTGTGACCGAGGCGATCCTGCCGGTACTGCAGGATAAAGATAACCACTGCATCGATGCGCTGCGGTATGCGCTGGAAGGTTTACGTCGAGGTGGTGCGCAGAAACCAGCAGTGGCGCGACCAATAGCCACAGTGTCTAGATGGTGATATATTAATCGGTACCACTCGCGAGGTAACACAAATGGCCAGAATTAGCAAAGAGCAACGTCTGGCGCAAATCCATGCCGAGGCTATCGCTGAATTCGACGATATCCAATCGGCTGTCAGGGATGAGCGTCTGCAATGCTTGGAAGATCGACGTTTCTACAGCATCGCAGGTGCTCAGTGGGAAGGTCCACTCAAAGAGCAGTTCGAGAACAAACCGAAGATGGAGGTCAACAAGATCCATCTGTCGGTCATGCGTATCATCAACGAATACCGCAACAATCGCATCACAGTCGATTTTGTCAGCAAGGAAGGGATCGAGAACGATCGACTGGCTGACACCTGCGATGGCCTGTATCGGGCCGACGAAGAATTCTCCAGTGCCGATGAAGCCTACGACAATGCTTTCGAGGAAGCTGTCGGGGGTGGCTTCGGTGCCTGGCGCTTACGCGCAGCTTACGAAGATGAAGAAGACGACGAAGATGACCGTCAGCGCGTGATGATCGAACCGATCTACGATGCTGATAGCTCTGTGTTCTTCGACCTGGGCGCTAAACGTCAGGACAAGTCTGACGCGAAGCGATGCTATGTGCTCACCTCCATGACTCGCAGCGAGTACATGGAAACCTACGACGATGATCCTACCTCATGGCCTAAGTCGATCACTGATGTGAGCTTCGACTGGTCCACCCCCGATGTGGTCTATGTGGCTGAGATGTACCGAGTCGAAGAGATTCGTCATACGGTTCATGTCTACCAGACCCTGGATGGCGAGGAAGAACGCTACACCGATGATGACTTCGAGGCTGATGAGACCTTAGAGCAGACGCTCGCAGCGACCGGTGCTGTCAAGACTGGCGAGAAGAAGACGAAGAAGCGCAAGGTGCGCAAGTACATCATGTCCGGTGGCGGTGTCCTGGAAGACTGTGGATACATTGCAGGTCAGTGCATTCCGATCGTGCCGGTGTACGGCAAGCGGTGGTTCGTCGATAACGTCGAACGCTGCATGGGCCATGTGCGTCTGGCGAAAGATGCGCAGCGTCTGAAGAATATGCAATTGAGCAAGCTCGCTGAGATCAGTGCGATGAGCACTGTCGAGAAGCCTATCATGATGCCTGAGCAGGTCGCTGGCTTCGAGATGATGTGGGCAGAAGACAACCTCAAAGACTACCCATACCTGTTGGTGAATCCGATCACCGGCATGAATGGTGAGATGCAGCCAGCCGGACCAGTGGCGTACACCAAGTCTCCGCAGATCCCACCAGCGATGGCAGCACTGCTGCAGATCACTGAGCAGGACATGCAGGATGTTCTGGGTAAGCAGGAAGCTGGCGAACAGCTACAGCCGAACGTCTCAGGTAAAGCGATCGAGCTGATCCAGCAGAAGCTGGATATGCAAGCGTTCATCTACATGAGCAATATGTCGAAGGCGATCAAGCGTTCCGGTGAGATCTGGTTGAGTATGGCCAAAGATGTCCTGGTTGAGCGTGGTCGCAAGATGAAGACGCTGAACAGCGAGTATGAAGCTGGTCAGGTCGAGCTGTCGATGCCTACCCTGAACGCTGAGACCGGTCAGGTAGAGTACGCCAACGATCTGCGCGAAGCGAAGTATGACATCGCTGTGAGTGTTGGCCCGAGCACCAGCAGCAAGCGAGCTGCGACCGTGAAGGCGATCACCGGTATGCTGGCGATGACGCAAGACCCAGAGACCATCCAGGTACTCACATCGATGGCGATGATGAACATGGAAGGCGAAGGTATCGAAGACGTTCGCAAGTTCTACCGCGACAAGCTGGTCAAAATGGGTGTGGTCGAACCTACCCAGGAAGAGCTGCAAGCGATGCAGGAAGCGATGCAGAACCAACAGCCAGACGCGAACACGATCTATCTGCAGTCTGCTGCACAGAACGAGCAAGCGAAGGCTAAGAAGGCGCAAGCGGATACACTGCTGGCACTGGCTAAAGCTGAAGAGACGAAAGCGAAGACAATGGAAACCATGTCGAGCATCAAGTCAGAAGGTCAGAATCGACTGATCAAAGCAGCCGAGCAGGTGCGTCAGACTGCTGGTGCTCTCGGACAGGGTGCGCCACAGCCAGGTCAGCAAAATATGCAGGGTATGAGTACGGAAGATTTGATCCGTATTGCCGGAGGTGAATGATGTCCACGACAAGTGCTGTAGCTAAGGCTGCTAGTAAGGAGCTTGTTGAACGCGCATTGAAAGGTGATAAGGTCGCTGATGAAGCGATCAGGCTTAAGATCAAAGCGTTTCACGGTTCACCTGCAGACTTCGAGCAGTTTCTTGATGAGTACATCGGTACTGGTGAAGGCGCTCAGGCCTATGGTTACGGTCACTACTTCGCTGAGAATCCTGAAGTTGCTCGCTGGTATAGGGACAACCTCGCGTCAGGTGATCTTAATGAGGCCGGTCAGAAAGCTCTGCAGGAGCACATGGAAGAATGGGCCAATGTGAAGGTCGAACCCTGGAATCGTTTGAAGCAGATCGAGCGATCTCAGACAGCATTGCAGAAGCAACTCGATGATCTGCCACCCTTCCCAGAACCACCTGAAGGTACGACTAGCGAGTTTGATTGGCTATTCGACGATCCTGCTGTTAGCCAATGGCAGGACAAGTATGGGGCAACAAGCCGACGATTGAGGGAAGATCTAAATGCGCTCGAGAGCGAGCGTTTAGATCTAATGAAGAATAACCCAAGACTTGCTGCTGGTGATCCAGTGGAGCAGGTTAAAGCCGATTGGCTCAACAGCACACAGGCTGACAATGCCAAGTTTAGGTTCTTAGCTGAAGCTGATGATAGCTTGTACGAGTCTGGCAAACTCTATGAAGTAGACATCGATGCTGATCCGAACGATCTGCTTGATTGGGATAAACCGTTAAGTAAGCAGACCGATAATGTTAAGCAGGCTTTGCTGCAGATAGCAGATAGCAATCCTGGCCTATTCGATAAGGACCAGACACGCATTCTACAGGGTAATCCGAACACTGCGTTTGGTACTATCTGGGGTGATATGTCAGGCCAGGACGTATATAAAACATTGTCCGAGCGTTTCAATCGTTACCCTGACACTGACTTTGGCGATCCTAAATCACCTGAAGCTGCTTCAAAACTACTGGAATCTGTTGGCATTAGAGGTATCAAGTACGCTGATGCGACATCGCGCAAAGCCGATGGTGGTACTAGCAACTTCGTCGTATTCGATCCTCGCATTGTTAGTATCGCAAAGAAGTATGGTCTGACTCTCCCCCTGGCAGCTAAGATTTTCACCACAGCAACGGCTACCGGTGTAGCACTCAATACACCTGACGCTGAAGCATCGTTCGTCGGTCAGATGGCGCGTAGTTTTAAGGCGCAAGCGAGAGAGCTGGCCGAGCAGATGGAAACTGCAGGTAAGTCGAGAGACGCTATCTGGAAAGCCACTGGTGAAGAGTTTGGTGCGCCTATGATGCGTGGGGCCGATGGCCAATGGCGACAAGAAGTGTCTGATGAGTTCATGCAACTCAAGAAGAACCCAGAAGTCGAAGGTGTCGCGCAGGAATTAGCTGATGCGGTGCAATTCACCACCGAAGAGAACGGTGTGATCGCTGCGCGAGTTCAAGGTGATCAGTTCCGTACAATGGGTGCCTTCGGTGACACTGAAGAAGAAGCGTTCAAGAACCTACTGCGCAATACGCTCAAAGATCGCAACATCCAAGTCAACGTATTCGAGCCTGGTAGCCAGATGAATTGGCTAGACGATATTGTCGAGGGGTTTGGTGCGCAAAGTGACTATAACTTGGGTGATGTTGATATATCGAGCAACACCAGAGAACCGTCATATCGAGGCGCGTACTTCCCAGATAGTGACACTATCGACATCCGTTATCACAACCCGATGGGTACTGGACCTCGCACTGATGAGGATATGCTAGGCACTATCGCTCACGAGCTTCAACACGCCATCCAAGAGCGAGAAGGTTTTGCGCGTGGTGGTAATACCGAATCTATGGAGCGCGTTATCGAACGTGCCAGAATGGACCTTCGGTATGCAGAGGAAGAATTCGCGAACGCAAAAGAAGGTTTTGAGCTGACGCTTAAGAATCGTGGTTATGATAACTTCCAGGATTTGTCTCGCACTGCGTATCAGATGAACGAGATAGACCGATTAAAAGGTTATCTAAGCACTTACTATCAAGGTGGTAAACTCACCGATAAGCGTAGGAATATCTTCAATTCTGCCGGTTCTATCATGGACCCGAACGATGAATATCGTATGCGTATGGATATAAACTGGTCCAAGCGTCATCGTCCACAAGCCGAGCGTGATGCGCAGTATGCTCAGTATATCGAGAATGCCATCAAGTACGCTGAAGAGCGTCTCGATCCAACTCTGGTTGAGCAGGTTCAAACTTCCGGTGTGAAGAATCCTTACGCTAAGTATCAGCGTGAATTGAACAAAGCGAGATCTGCGGCTCAAGAGTCATTCGGTGTAGAAATGAATGATGCTAGGCTGCGCGTGAATGACTTGAACAACTTCCTATCTCGTTACGAATACTCGGGTGGCTCCGGTTTATACACCGACTTAGCAGGTGAAGTTGAAGCTCGCACTGTGCAGGAGCGTCTGCGTATGTCTATGCAGGACCGTATAGATAATCCACCCTGGACCGGTAAGGAATGGGGTAGAACCCCTGAGTACCAGCAGGTGGTGGTCGATGAATATGGTATGCCGAGCAATGTGCGTGGATTAAGTAACCAGAGATCTGCGAGTCGCCAGGTCAACGCTGAAATGCCTTCTTGGATCGATGAGATCGAAGGTATGGCTAACATCGATGAGAATGGCATGATGACCGTTTATCATCGCACTACGCCAGAGCAAGCTGAACAGATTCGTAAGACAGGTGTATTCACCCCTAAAGAAGATGGAATTTTCTTCTCGACATCACCAAGAGGTCAAGCTGAAGGGTACGGTACTGAGGTGGTGGAGATGAAGATCCCTGCTAATGAGCTGCAACTCGATGATCTATTTGATGATGAGGCACATCTGCGATTACCGGCTAAAGCGAACAAACCTAACAACATAGGTCGATACCTCGCTGGTGGTGCAGCCATAACAGCTACAGGCGCAGCAAGTGCTAATAGCTACGGTGTACTTCAGTCTGACCAGAGACAAGTCGCAGAGACACCCTGGAAGGATGAACAGCCCAAGACAGCAGCGGCCATGCTGCAAGAGTCTGCAGATGCGTTCGATCAGTCGATGACGGACCCTGAATGGTTCGATGTGAACGAATACCAGTCGCAGTACTCCGACACACCAGGGAAGTTCGCTCGCAACCTAGTGGATGTATGGGGTGAGATGGGCCGAGGTATGCTGACAGGTCTGACCGGTACGTTCGGTGACCTAGAGACGCTTTTGGTGGGTGGTCTGATTCCTGGTATCGTCGGAGCTGCTGAAGGTGAAGGTTTCGTTGATTCGGCAGTCACTGGCTTGGCGACTTATGATTCGGTCATGCCGACAGCGGAGGATATGCGCCAATACATCCCATCACCACCAAAGATCGGTAACTTACCTGCGGAAGATTTCCAGACAGTGCTAGAAATCGGTGAGATGATAGCGCCAGAACCAGGTCAACCTCTTGGTATCATGAAGAGCGCGATCCCACCTAAATTCGGGCCGCAGATGTTATTGCGTCCAGCACAATAAGGAGAATTAGTATGGCCAATGCGTCAGATTTTCAGCCAGACAACGAAGATTTAATCATCACCGACTACTTCAACCATGCTGCGATTGAGATTTATCGCACCTATGGCGATCGCGTGAAGATAGCGCGTAAGTCGCTGCACAAATTCGGCAGAAACTCAGGTGTAGGTGCAACTGAGACAGATGTGAACTACTTGGGTATTGACCCTGTTCACAGTGCGACCAACTCTATCGACACAGTGTCGAGTGAAAACGCAGGTGATACAACACAGACCCTGCGTGTTGAAGGTTTCACCATCAGCAATAACTCACTGAAGTTTGTCGCGCAGGACGTAGCACTTAACGGTCAAAACAAAGTGACGCTGGCGACCCCTGTATCGCGTGTGACTCGTATTGCGAACGTAGCTGGACCTATCGCAACTTTGGGCGATGTCTATGTGTATGAGGATGGTGCGATCACCAACGGTATTCCTAATAACCTAGACACTGTGGGTAACGTAATGCCTGCTGAAGATCAGTCTACGCTGTTCGCAGGAACGTCTGTCGCTTGTAACAACTACTTCATCTGCACTGGCTATTGGTCGTACCTGGGTAAGAAGACTGCAGCCTATGCGGATATTCGCTTCAAGATTCAGACGGTGGGTAATAACTTTTACCGTACATTGAGCATCACAAACATCTCGAACTATTCAGGTATTGAGCACCGATTCGCGCCATACCTTATCATTCCACCCAACACCGATATCGACATCACTGCGGTGGGTTCGACTACCGGTATTGATGTGTTCGCTGGGTTCGATGGTTTCTTCGCTGATATCGTCACAGGGTAATCACTATGAAGGTTAGAGATCAAAAAGGATGGGCCATCGAGGTCGATGAGTACGAGAAGGTCGTTCAAGCGATCGATAACTTTAGTAAAGGTTCTGCCGATCGATCAGCCAAGCAGTACGAAGTGATCATCATGCTGATGGGTAAGCTGCTCGATGCGAATAAAGCGAATAGCGATAAGATCGCTGCAGCGATTGATGCGAGCACCCAGGCGATGGCGACGATCGCTGAGAGCGTCAAGACCCTGGCCGAGGCTGAAGGTAGTGAGAGCTATGGTGAAGAGCTGATGCTATTGGTGAAGCAGATCGGTACATTGGTACCGATTCCTTCACCCCCAGCAACGTATGAGTTCACAGTCACCAGAGATCGCAATGGCCATATGAGCAGCGTCTCGGCTAAACCAACATCAAACAACTAAGGAGCTGACACATGGCTTTTATCACTGACAATGCGTTCGACAGCGGTCTCAGCTACCTGACGACGAATGGCGAGACAATCTACATCTGCAGCGCAGAACCGACCACCTATACCGAAGCGAGCAGCACCAATAAGCTCGGCACCAAGACATCAGCGACTGTGGGATCACCTACTTCCGGTGCGACTAACGGTCGTCGTGTGATCGTATCAGCGATCACTGATGGCACAGTGGACACTACCGGCAACGCGACCCACTGGGCGCTGTGTAAGGACTCAGCGACATCTGAGCTGCTGGCTACAGGTGCGCTGACCGGTGGACCGATCTCTGTGACAGGTGGCAACACGTTCACCCTCGACGCGATTTCGATCACTATTGCTGATGCTGTTTAATGTGGAAAATCTTCTACGACGATGGTTCAACCTACTCTGACCAGGATGGGACCATCGAAACAGCACCTAAGCTCGGTGTTATCATTGTGGCATCGAGTGATCCTGATGTGGGTAGGAAGTATGATCGAAGCTGCGATCATTACGTCTGGCACTCATACGGATGGCGTGGTGTAGACCAATTCGGTCTGTATGACTACCTGTCGCAGTCAGGTAGTAAGGTCGTGCTGTTCGGTAGGACCGTTGAAGATCGTCGATGGAAAGAGATCTGGCAACAGGCCATTGATGACGATTATCTGCCCAGGAAGTCTGCCTGGCATAGTGATGAGGCTGCGCTGAGAGATGGGTAAGACGGTCAACCCTGTCTGGCAACAGCAGGATTACGCATTCTATAGTGATGGCACCGAGTCAGGTGCAACGATCATTGGCTCTGCCGGTACGCAGCAGAGCATCGATGTTGATGTTGCGTTCCACTGTCGTCTGGCGATCGCTGAGACAGCAGGTGCGACTACATCACCATCTTTGACCTTATCTTGGCAGTACAATCTCGCTGGTGGTGGCTGGAATACCATCACTGGGACCACTCCGATCCAATTTATCGATAATGCGAACCTGACCGATGGTGGTGCTACCACTAACCGACAACCGACCGGTACTGGTACGTTTGTTGCCGGTCGCATCTACGAAACAGCTAACACTGGCGCGACCTGTTACACCTCTAGTGGTAGCGACCATACCGAAGCTCTAGCGCATCTATTCATCGATTCAGCGCAGGTCAGTAATGGCCAGGAGATCCTGATTCGATGCGTGGAAGGTGGCGGTACTCTATTCGGTGGTGCGTACACTGACGCTGATATTAACGTGGTGGCACCGATCCCACCCGATGATCTGAATGCGACTGACATCAGCAGTGCGAGCAGCACATCAACTGTAGCACTGACGCAGAACCAGGTACTGAATGCGACCGACATCAGCTCGGTATCGAGCGTATCGAATCCTACCCTGGCTGAAGTATCGGATGATGCGCTGCTGGCTGATGACATCAGCTCGGCATCGAGCACTTCATCGGCAGCACTTACGCAGAACCAGGTGCTGGATGCCACCGATATATCTAGCGCCAGCTCGACCACTGATGCTGCGCTGACGCAGGGCCATACCCTGGATGCGACTGACATTAGTTCGGCATCGAGCACTTCGTCTACAACACTGTCTCAGAACCAGGTGTTGGATGTTACTGACATTAGCTCTGCATCGACAACGAGCAGCGCAACACTGTCTCAGAACCAGGTACTGAATGCGACTGACATTAGCTCTGTATCGAGCGTATCGAATCCTACGCTGGTCGATGTTGAACCTGGTACTGATGCGCTGCTGGCCGATAGTATCGTCAGTGCGACTGCTGTTAGCGCACCTGCGCTGGGTGTTCCTAGTGCTGGTCCTACGTTCAGAGACACAGCCGGTCGAATACCGGTCTACACCCCCAGGGATCGAATACGCGAGCAGATCGAGCGTGAAGACGAAGAAATGCTGGCAATTATCATGGCCTTTATGCCTTTCATTTGCAAAAGTCAATAGCCAGTTATATTATTACATGAACGGTTTCCACCCTCCGTTTCAAGGGTGAGTTTAGTGCGAGGTCGATATGACAGAACAGGCAGTAATGATTGAAGACGAAGACTTAATCGATGAACCTGAGCTGGACCTGGACGAAATCGAAGAACCCGAAGTCGATGATGAAGAGGCTGACATCGAGCCAGAGGTATCTGAGGAAGAAGACCAGGACGATAGCGAAGAGGATGATGAGGTCGTCGTACAGATCGGTGAGGAATCGCCCCCTCAAGAGGAAGATGATCGAGAAGCTCCAGAATGGGTGAAAGATCTTCGCAAAGTACATCGTGAGCAGCAGCGTGAAAACCGTCAGCTCAAAAAGCAATTGGCAGAATTGCAGGGTAGCAAACAGGCAGAGGCCCAGACGCAACTCGGTAAGAAACCAACGCTCGAAGATGCTGATTATGACGCTGAAGTCTATGAGCAGAAGCTCACTGACTGGTATGAGAAGAAACGTCAGTACGAACAGCAGCAAGCGGAGCTGGAAAGTCAGCAACGTAAGCAGCAAGAGGCATGGCAAGCTACGCTCCAGGGATACGCTGAGAAGCGTCAGACCTTAAAGGTGCGTGACTTCGATGATGCTGAAAGTGTCGTACAGGATGAGCTATCGAATACCCAGCAAGGGATGATTTTGCAAGGTGCCGAGAACCCTGCACTGGTAGTCTATGCTTTGGGTAAGAACCCGAAAAAAGCTAAAGAGATCGCTTCTATACAAGACCCCGTGAAGTTTGCCTTTGCGGTAGCTAAATTGGAGACTCAATTGAAAGTTACAAATCGCAAGGCAGCAACTAAACCCGAAACGACTTTGAAGGGTAAAGCCCCTAAGTCGGGAACGGTTGACTCGAACTTGGAACGGCTGAGAGCTGAAGCGGAACGTACCGGTGACTATACAAAGGTCATCGCCTACAAGAACCAGAAGCGAGCAGCCAATTAAGTTTTTTATTTACTACTTAAAGGTAACTTAAAATGGCTAACGCATTTAATAAAGAAGAACGCGTAGCGTTCGAACAGATCCTGGAAGGTTTCCAGGACGCTCTAGTATTGTCTCGCAACGTCAATGTTTACAACACTGACTCAGCGATGATGGAACGCGCTAACGACACCATCTGGCGTCCAATGCCGTACATCTCGACTTCTATCGATGCAGCTTCAGGCACCGATATCAGTGCGAGCTTCAAAGACTTCACTCAATTGTCAGTACCTTCATCTATCGGCTTCAACAAAGCTGTGCCATTCTCTTTGACTTCAAAAGAATTGCGCGACCAGCTCCAGGAAGGTCGTCTAGGTGACGCTGCTAAACAGAAGCTGGCTTCTGATATCAACGTAGCTGTTATGAACGTAGCTGCTAACCAGGGTACTATGGTTGTTGCTCGCTCTGCTGCAGCATCTGGCTTTGACGATGTAGCTGAGTGTGAAGCAGTAATGAACGAAGCTGGTATCTCTGGCGATGCTCGTTACCTGGCGCTCTCAACTCGTGACTACAACGGCATGGCAAGCAACCTGGCTGGTCGTCAGAACATCACTGACATGAGCAAGTCTGCTTACCAGAAAGCGTATGTTGGCATGATCGCATCGTTCGACACGTTCAAAATGGACTACGCGAACCGTATCGGTGCTAACTCTGCGACCGTTACTATGGACACTACTGGTTCACTGATCGATTACGTCCCAGAGGCGACTTCGACTTCAGTAGGTGGCCAGGTGAACGTAGACAACCGTTACCAGCAGATCACTGTATCGACTACTACTGGCGTGACTGCAGGCGATGCTTTCACTGTTGCTGGTATCAACGCAGTACACCACATCACTAAGCAGGACACTGGACAGGCTAAGACCTTCCGCGTGATCTCTGTAGACTCTGGTACTACTATGACCATCTCTCCACCAATGATCTCTGCTGGTGGCGCTACTGATGCAGAAGAGCAGTACCAGAACATCACTACTACCAGCACTTCAGCGACTGCCGGTCTGACATTCCTGAACACTACTGCTGCTAGTATCAACCCATTCTGGCATCGTGATGCGATCGAGCTTCTGCCTGGTCGTTACTCAGTACCTTCAGATGCTGGCGCTGCTGTACTTCGCGCTGCAACTGACCAGGGTATCGAGCTTGTGATGACGAAGCAGTTCGACATCAACACGCACAAGACCAAGTACCGCATCGACACTCTGTTCGGTGTGACTATGGTCAACCCAGAAATGGCAGGTATCATGCTATTTGGCCAAGTCTAATAGCTTGAAGTAAAGGGAGCTTCGGCTCCCTTTTCACTTTATTGCGCTATTATTGATAAGGAGGCTATATCATGGCTACCAAACTATTTCGCCCATTGTCTGACACTACATTCGAGCGCATAATCGTGGAAGATCCAGCACCCTATTTGGCTGATGGATGGACCCTGACTGCAGAAGCTCCGAAGAAAGTAGAAGAGGAAGCACCGGCAAAACCTAAGCGTACAAGACGCAAGAAAGCAGAGGACTAATCGATGGCCTACACAAAGCGCGAATTCGTTACCGCAGCGTTTGAAGAGATCGGATTAGCGTCATTTGTGTATGATTTGACCACCGATGAATTGACTGCTGCTTGCAAGCGTTTAGACGCAATGATGGCTGAGTGGAACGCCAAAGGTGTTCGTCTTGGGTACCCTATACCAACATCACCATCTTCGACTAACCTGGATGATGATTCAGGTGTCACCGATATGGCTAATGAGGCCATCATCCTTAATTTAGCCATACGCATCGCACCAGGCTACGGTAAGCAGGTTTCCCCTGATACCAAGATGGCTGCGAAGCAAGCTTATAACACCCTACTCGGTCGTTTGATGGCCGATTCGATGGTTGAGAAACAACTACCAGGTACATTACCGAAAGGCGCGGGTCATCGAACCTGGTCCGATGGTGATCCATTTATGCCAGAACCTGCTGATCCCTTGTTGGCCGGTCCTGATAGCGAATTAGAATTTATTTGAGGTACAAGCGATGACCACTATTAACCGTTTATCGAGCGTAGACACTCTTCAGGGTGGCGATCAGCTACCAGTGTATGACGCGAGTAATGGCGATGCTCGGAAAACATCGCTTACCCTTTTGACTGATTACGTTAAAAGCTCATTAGGCTCGGATCTTAACTATTACAATCAGTTTGCTGCTCCGTCAGCGAATAACTTTAACGTATTGCTAGAGCAGACCGGCCAGAGTATATGGCTAGTTATTACTCCAGCAGGCGGTCTCGCATCTGGTACTGTAACGCTACCTAATCTCGGTGTTCTAACAGATGACCAAGAAATAATTATCGTATGTACAAATGAGGTTATAAGCTTCTCGATTGAAGCTAACGGTGCTACTGTCGAAGGCGCTCCAACTTATTTACCAGCTTACTCTGCGTTTTCATTGCGTTACTCTTTGAGCCGAGGCACTTGGTATACAATGAACAATACCGGCTCAGGCTCAGGCTCAGGCACCGGTTCTGCAGAGACTATTACGCTTACAGCAGGACAGACTGAGGTAGTATTTACTAATGCACCTTCGCAGGCTTCCTTCTTTATTAACGGTGATGATGCGGATAATGGACGCTTATTAGAAGGCGATGATTACGCATTATTCTCAGACCTAAATAAGATTATCTTGTCACAGTCCTACCCTGCAGGCACTGATGTAACGATGATCTATTACGATTCATCTACTACACCAGTATCCACAACAGCTCGCTTTGTTAGTTATGAGCCTACAGGCAATGTATCGGCTATTAATGTCCAGGACGCTATCACTGAGCTAGATAGCGAGAAACAGAACATTATCTATACACCTGCAGGCACGGGTGCTGTATCGCGCACTGTTGAGAGCAAACTAGGTGAGTCAGTTAGCGTCAAAGACTTCGGTGCTGTAGGCGATGGGGTCACAGATGACACTGTAGCTATTCAGGCTGCGGCGGCTGTCACCGGATGTTTAGATATGGGGAGTGGAACTTATTTAATAAACCCTACATCCTCTATAACTTTCTTATGTTCTAGTATTCAGGGAGATAACGCCACAATAAAGCTAGGGGGAAATGTTAATGATACTGCTATTGAGTTTTCTAATGCTTATAGCATCATGGGTATAGTTTTTGATGGTAACGGGTTTTACTGTACTGATACGGATTACAGAAACTACATCGTTTTTGTTTCTTCTGAAAAAGTTTCAGTATCTAACTGTGAGTTTAAAAATGCTGTTGGGCTTGAAAATAGATTCCAATATGGTTTAGGTATTGACTGGAATACTAGATCAGTTGTTGTGAATTGCTTATTTGATAATATACATACAGTAACCAATACGGCAAACAACGGAGGTTTCTGTGGCGGTGTTCTTATAACAACCGACTTTGATAACCCCACTACTGTAAGTACAACAAACCATACAGTTGAGAATTGTGAATTTAGTAACATCTGGACAACAGCAAACGCACTCGGTGATACATATGCTGATAGTGATGCCATAAGAAGCGTGGTTCACGATTACACTTCTCTATCTTCTACACTTCAAAATCTAGTCCGTAGCAGTACGATTAGTGTGAAGGGTTGCTCTTTCACTGATGTTCGTAAATCAGCAACGAAACTTAACCATTGTATAGTTACAGTTGAGCAGTGCAGATTCAGTATACTTGACGCAGGTGTGCAAACCTTAATAGCCGCAGCTTTTAGATATCAAACAGGGCCATTCTTCTCTGTTAGAGATTGTAGTGTTTCTGGTTTGTTTATAGGGTCTGGCGTGTTGGCTGCGGGTTCTAAGAACGTGATAGACAATCTGTACTTTACCTCAACCTATGTAGGCGCTCAGGGGGTGTTTATAGGTAACGTGGATAACGTAGAATCTTTGGATATGTCTAGGGTGTATATAGATAGCGGTAGCAAGTTGGCACGATTAAAACTAGCTACAAATATCACCATGCGTGACTGCGTTATGGCCGTTGATACGGCAGAGTTTATAGATATTGTTGAGAATGTTGAAACTTGTAATATTATAAACTGCAAGTTAAAGGGTAAGGCAGTTCTTTACGCAGGGGCTAAAACAATAACCAACTTCAATGTGACAAATAGTACGATAGATAACAGTTTTACAGGTTCAGTATTTGGTAATATTACAACAACAAACCTTCTATTAGATGGTGTTCAATTTACAAGCACTAATGGCTCTGTGGTTCAAGGGGGGTTAGTTACTGAAGCTACTATAAAGAATAGCCACTTCACAACATCCGGTACAGTATCAAGCCGAGTGTTCGACTTTACTACTACATCAAAGGTCGTTTGGGAGAATAGTCATTTAGTGGACACAAGTAACAAGGATGCTGGAATATTTGTCCCAACTGCTGAACTCCGAATAAACGGGGGGACTTTTAACGTGGTCTGTACTAATGCACAGATTCTAGTGACTACCGGAGCAAACCCTGCAACGGTTAAAAACTTAGACTTCATTGGTGGATACACTTGCTTTATTGAGATGCAAAAGCGTGACAAAGTGTCAGTACATAATATCCACTCTGAAGTGTCTAATGGTGTGCTTGAGTTTTGGTCTAATATAGCTGGATACACAGCCGCAGTTGTAGGATTCACAGGTCAGTTAGCTGCAACGCCTGTTATTACGACCAACTACACAGTAACGCAGACAGGTACATCACCTTTATAACCCTTAGTGTCCTCTCAGTCGGACAAAGGAGAACAACATGGCAAAGATATTCAACACGAAAGCAGACCTAGTAGCAGCCTCTCTAACAGCAGGGCAGCTAACTAGCACAAAGGGCTACACAACAGCAGGCGATGGTGGCGGTGCTACCTACCTCATTAAGACAGCAGTGGACTATGCGGGTACGCCTGATGAGTATGG